AATAGAAGATGTTAAATAAGCATCAATAGGTTATACGTTAAAATACATGAGTAAAAAAGGTAAAATACCTGTACATAAAAACGACGATAGACAAAAAGAGTTTCAATTAATGTCTAAAGGACTAGGAAAAAATTATTTAACGGAAAATATGATTAAATGGCATAAAGACGATTTAGAAAATAGAATGTATGTACCTATGAAAGACAACAAAAAGATAGCTATGCCTAGATATTATAAAGACAAAATGTACAGCGAAAGCGAAAAAAACAGAATAGTAAGACATATGGAAGATATAATTAATGAGTCAGAAGAAAAAGAACAAATAAAACATGGAGAAAATTATTTTTCATATTTAGCACAAAGACATTTAAATTTGTTTAGACAAATGCACAAAAAATCAAAAGAAAATGAAAAAATTTAACACAATACTCGATTATAAGGAGTATAAAGGACAAGTAAACAAGCAAAAAAGTTTAACGGTACCGGATCAAGCAATGTCAATCAAGCAAATAATGGAAAGATTCGCAAGAGGATTACCGGTAGAACAATTCAAACCAATATATGACGAGAACATAGATGAAGATTCAGAATTCATACCAGACCCAAGAACAATGGATTTAGCAGACAGACAAGCATATGCAGAAGCATATAGAGAAGAAATAGATAACTTACGTTATCAGCAAACCGCAACAGTAGGTTTAACAAAAACCGAAAATGAAGCTGAAAAACCAGCTGAATAAAAACCAGCGAAATAGAAGCCACCTTAAGGTGGCTTTTATTTTGCAAAGCAACGACCGAAGGGAGGCGGTAGCTACGCGTATGAAATACGCAAATAAACACTAATACCCCTTGATATATTAGTGTTTATTGACACTACATTAATAAAATGAGTAATATATGAGCGATAAATAGCGTAGGTACGAAGCAAAAAAAAGCGAAAAAAAAAACGAATTTATTTGGTAGTGTAAAAAAAACAATTAATTTTATAAAAGAAAATTAAAAAAAACAATGGAACCAGTAACAGCAGGCTTAATAACAGCAGGAATAGCAGCAGCAGGAACAGGAACACAAGCATATGCACAAGGTAGAATGAATAAAAAAACTCGTGAATGGAACGAGAAAATGTACAATTTGCAAAGACAACACAGTTTGCAAGATTGGGCAATGCAAAATCAATATAATTCACCTGAACAACAAATGCAGAGATTAAAAATGGCAGGTTTGAACCCTGCAATGGTTTATGGCAAGGGAACAATTGATAATCAGACTGGAACAGTAAGAAGTACAGATGTAAAAGGATGGAATCCACAAGTACCAAATTATAATTTGGGACAAATAGCACAAGCAGGTGTGTCAACATATTTTGACACAAGAATAAAAAATCAAGAATTAGATAATTTAAAAACAATTAATACAGTTAATTTGCAAGAAGCTGCATATAAAGCAGCACAAACAGCAGGAACAGTACAAGCAACAGCAAAATCAAAATTCGAATTAGAACTTGCACAAGAATTAAGACAAATTTCTTTGCAAGCAGCAGAAGCAGGATTAAGAAAAATAAATGTAGAAACAGATATAGCATTAGATAGAAATGAAAGAGAAAAGCTTAAAAATAATATGGATTTAAAAACTGGAGAAATAAATCTTCAGAAAACAGCAGTTGAAATTTTACAAACAAAAGCACAAACTGCAAAAACATGGCAAGAGAGAGCATCAATAATGCAAGGAATAAGTAATTTAAGAAAAACTGGAGAATTACAACAAATAGAAATAGAGCTAAGAAAAAAAGGTGTAAACCCAAATGATAGTATGTGGGAAAGAATATTAGGTCAAGCAATAGATGGAATATTAGGAAATAAAAATTTAACACCATCACAAAAGTCAGAAAAAAATCTACAAGATTGGAAAAACAAAGGCTTTTATTATTAATTAACATAAAAAACAAAACAAAATGAGAAGAAGACGTTCTTATCGCAGAAAACGTGGCACAAGCCAAAAAAGGACTTATTATGTAAGTCGTGGAGGAATTAGGTTATGATAGCACTAGATTTTGACACTAACGAAGGCGCGGTTAAGTTAGATGTTCATAAATGGGACAAAAACATTGTTCTAGTAGCGCATAACGGATATTCTTATACAAGAGTCGTAGTACCAATAGAAAAACTCGACGAATTAATCGAAAAACTAATACAAAAGAAAAACGATGAAACCGAATCTATTTAATTCAGTACAACTTGTCAAACCGAAAAAAAACGTGTTTGACTTAAGCCACGATTTCAAATTTAGTGGCGACATGGGAAATCTTATGCCCATATTAGTAAATGAATGTGTACCCGGAGACAATTTCACAATATCATGTGAAGCAATGGTACGATTTGCACCAATGTTAGCACCAATCATGCACAGAGTAGATGTATCAATGCATTATTTCTTTGTACCAAACAGAATTATTTGGGAAAATTGGCAAGACTTTGTAGTAAATGCATCAGTAACAGCACCAGTTTATCCATTTATTGCAGTTGATAGCAATATAAATGCAGCACAAAACAAATTCCTAGATTATATGGGAGTACCCCCATATTCAGGAACAGCACCAGCATATGTAAATGCTTTACCATTTGCAGCTTATCAAGCAGTATATAACGAATATTACAGAGACCAAAATTTGGTAGCATCAGTAAATTATCAACTTACAGACGGAGATAATACACCAAATAAAACCTCATTATTAAATATGCGTAAAAGAGCATGGGAACATGATTATTTTACGGCATCATTACCTTTTGCACAAAAAGGAAACGCAGTAGACATACCAATTGGAGCAATAGAAGGAGACGCACAAGTACATTTAAACTCAGCATCATTTCCTGGTGTTACTAATGCAAATTCAGTTGCATATGATGGAGTTTCGTTTGTAGGTTATCCAAATTTAGGTTATTCAACACCGAATCCAGGAAGTACAGGCCAACTATTTGCTAAAACAGATGGATTAGAAGTACAACCAGGTACTATTAATGATTTACGTAGAGCAATGCGACTTCAAGAATGGTTAGAGAAAAACGCAAGAGGAGGAACTAGATATACAGAAAATATTCTTATGCATTTTGGTGTAAAATCATCAGATGCAAGACTTCAACGTCCAGAGTATATTACTGGTATTAAATCACCAATTGTAATTTCAGAAGTACTTAATACAACAGGAGAAGCTTCAGGACTACCACAGGGAAACATGGCAGGTCATGGAATAGGTGTAACATCCGGAAAATATGGTAAATATTTTTGTGAAGAACATGGTTATATTATTGGAGTAATGTCAGTAATGCCAAAAACAGCATATCAACAAGGTATTCCAAGAACATATTTGAAAAAAGATACATTAGATTATTTTTGGCCATCTTTTGCAAATATTGGAGAACAAGAAGTACAAAACCAAGAATTGTATGCTTATACAGCAACAGCAGAAGATACATGGGGATATGTACCAAGATACGCAGAGTATAAATATATGCCAAGTCGGGTGGCCGGCGAATTTAGAACATCGCTGGACTACTGGCATCTTGGTAGAAAGTTTGCAACTCAACCAGCATTGAACCAAACATTTATTGAATGTAACCCCGAAGATACAAAACGTATATTTGCAGTAACAGAAGGAGCGGATACTCTGTATTGTCATGTATATAATAAAATCAAAGCGGTAAGACCAATGCCGAAATTCGGTACTCCAACACTGTGAGTACAAAATGCATAACTCCTTTCCATGTTATGCAAGCGAAATTGACCAATCAGAAAATACCAGTACCATGTGGGAAATGTCCTTCATGTTTAAAAAGGAAAACTTCTGGTTGGTCTTTTCGTTTAGTTAAGGAAGGAGAAATAAGTAAATCCGCATTATTTGTAACATTAACATATGAAAATGAAAACTTACATTATACCGAAAAAGGATTCAAAAATTTATCTAAAGCAGATGTACAAAAATTTTTTAAAAGATTACGAAAATTATCATGTAATAAACTTAAGTATTACGCTGTCGGAGAATATGGGAGCAAAACATGGCGACCTCATTACCACATTATATTATTTAACGCAAATAGAGAAATAGTACATAAAGCATGGATGCTAGA